ATTGTTACCAAAGTAGGCGAGAGTTGTAGAAAGGTCACAAAACTCAATCTCACCCTCAAGCTGGACAGTACCCAGGACAGAGCTCGTATTAAGATCGAGAACATCAAGAACAGAAAGGCACAACTGTCCACCATAATCCTCACGCTGCTCAGCAGCAGTAATGGCCTGGTCCGCATTGGTTTGACTGACATACAACCAGGGAACAGACTGTTTACGTGTGCCATAGTACTTCTGAAAGTCACAATAAACGACACAAGGCTTGCCATTGTTAGCAAGAGGACCAGTGCCACTGGCAGTGATAGACTGAAGATCAGACCAACCAGTAGTAAGCGAAGCACCAACAGTATTGGAAGCTGGATCAGTGTTAAAGCCAAGACCAATTTCACCGGTCTGGTTAGATCCAAGCTTGCTGCAGAAAGTGGCCTTACACCACAACAAACGCCATCGTTGATGAGCAAGGGCGAGAGCAGCAATCTCCCTACCAAACATGTACTGCTGTGAAGCTTGAACGCGAGTAGTAACAGGGTGCAAATCCATGTTGTACTGGTAAGGGCCAGCCAGCCCAATACCAGGACCGGTGGAGGTGAAGAAAGGTTGTCTGTTGGCATCAGCACACACCTTTATGATAGCTGAATTGAACGGCCGACGAATCGCATTATACATAGCGTTCATGTTACGGTTGACGAAGCGGGAAGTGCCAACTCCCATGAGCCTCGAAGAAATGGCACGACCGAGCCCACCATTGGAACCAAAGACGCCAGCATTCTTCTTGTTCTGACGCGGCTTCTTGGTATGCATACCGAGCTTAGCACGGGCAACCTGGCTCTTCGGTCTGCCCTTGTAGACCTTCTTGGTCTTTTTGAGACGCCCCATCTTGGCGTTCTTTTGCTGAGATTTAGCAGCCGCACTTCCTAGTTTGGCTGCTGCTTGTGTAAGTGCTTTGAGGAATCGAGTTCCTCAAACAGCACTCGTTTTGTTGACAGTAATCGACTCTGTCTTGAACAGGGCAGGGACTGAAAAATTATCGTTGGATCGATCGGCCAGGCGGTACTCCCGCTCAGGGCGTGTAGCTACGACAACGGGTTCCAGACCAGTATATATACGCCACAGCTCATTGTCCGTAAGGTAGTTTTTCCACGCGACCACCATTTCAGGGGTCTCACTACCATAACACTCGGACCGCAACCAATCCAAAAAATCCTTGAACCAGTCACGACACTCCACACAAGCAAATGTTTCATTGCGCAGTCCGCACGCTCGGACGATGGTATTTTCACGTGTTTGCTTCTCATTATAGATCAGCAGATTTGTGCGCATCTTCACACAATCGATCACCGGAAGGTACATTGACAGCCCATCACGGCCGTCAAGACCAGGCACACTAGTTTGTTGCCACTTGTGCCCAAGAAAGGAAAGATTAAAATTAAAATCAAATTCCTCATTCTCAAAATAATACTCCATGTCGATTTCCACCATCACTCGCTCGATGGCAGCCTGATTGAACAGGTGTTGAACATCAGGATGAACACTGATGTTGATGTCGTCACCATTAATACAGAGGACCAAATGATAAGAAAAGGCCTCATAGGTGTGATACTTCTCTGGCATGATGAGGTGCCAGAGAACGACAACGTCCATGAAATTCTTAAACGAATTATCAGGAGTAGTGCAGGCTTGACCACTTGGGTTCCCAGCCTGCCGGCCGTAAACACGGCCGTCGACGTTAACAAGAGGAGCATGGCTCAACTCATAGTACAAATTGTACAGTCGGGTGTAATTCTCCGCAATTCTATCCTTCTTGCGGAGCATACGCCAACGGCAATCTCTAATTTTATCGAAGCAGTATTTTCGAAATCTGCCATCAAACTTCTTCCCGTCGAGCGCAATTGTTGCTTTAACATCGCCAAAACGCATCATTTTCGCGTTGAGCAAATGAAACCCACCTCGCATCGTGTTAATTCCAAGCACGATGGAGTGCTGCATATGGGTAGCAATCAAACGTCGATTTTGATCGAGGCACAACATACAGTGCGCCACAATGTGATTAACGTCCATAGGGACGATGGTACGGCCGTCCTCGTTAACGACCTTCTCCCAGGTGCGGACTTCTTCCTTAATCGTCACAGAACACAACGAACGAATGTAGTTCTGAGTTTTCAGGGCGTCCCAATACTTGACGAAGAAATGGGAATTCTCACTATCCCAATAATCACATTTATACTGGTATTTACCAGTCCATGGTAGCCCGGGACTTTTATCCGGATCTAACCACTCGATCGTCTCATCATAAGAAATGACTCGAGAGTTGGCCAAAGCTGGGCCAAACTCCTTATCGAGCCAGTCGCCTGCTATATCATACAATCGCATGACTTCATCAGAGAATGGATTCTCCTTCCGGTCGTAGCGGAGCAGGCTCTTGTTCGCAATAGATTGAAGTTTCGGTACAACGGCATAGTGTTTGAAGTCATCGAGATTCTGCCCAGTAACCTGAATGTAACGGTGAACATCCTGGTCTTGATACATGGGCATCTTGGGATTAAACCGGCGCACAATGGCACCAATCTGTGGTAAATAATCACCAAGCGGGACTAGCCTATCAGCTGGTACATCCCTAATCTTAAAGACCTCTGGTGGGTAGGGAGAGAGAATTGAGGTTAGCTCTGTCTCCCCTTCACGTTTTTTGCCTCAAGCGCTTCTTTGCACTCCTCAGCCGTGGCACGAACCGCCGCAAAAGCAGCAGCACCTTCAGCACTAGCGAGCACACGAACATCCGCGCCAGAATTATCCTTGACAACGTGAAGAGTGCGGGGGGCAGACGCCTTAACGGGAGCCTCCGCCACAACCGCGCCACCAGAATTCAAAAGGGCCTTAGGAACAACATTAATCTGATGCTCCCACCACTTCTGATACACTTTACACTCGCCGCAATTCTTCATCATCTTCGTAGAAGAAGCCTTTCCTAACTCCTCTGAATAACCCGCCGAAGCAGGCACGAATTTCGGGTAGACAGTAGCAACTGCATTGCCAACAGCATGAAAACCGACACAAAAACCATCGGACGAAGCCAAAACAGGGGCGCCACAAGCACCCGCAGCTGTACTTCCGATAAAATCGGTCATCTGAATGTCTTTCTTATCCCCGAAGTTCCACGTCTTACCAGCACGACCAACTGAGCACTTGACACCCTGCTCACTAACGTACTGAAAGAACAACATCTCGCCCTCAATGGGAGCGCGAAATTGCAGACGATTATTGCGAACCTTCACTCTCGCCTCATTGGCGAGAGGCACTCTGAACCAGCACATGTCACTGATATTACCAGGAACATAAACCTTCTGATCCAAAACAATACGTTCCTTACCAACAACCAGAGTAATTTGTCGGGCACCATACACACCATGCTGAGGAGCCTGAATTATATCTCCAAAACGCACAGCTTGCACGCATCGAGTCACTGGCTTGCCTTCGACGAACTCCGCTTCAAGCAGATATGTCGTTGGGTAGCCAAACAACGTATAACC